CATAACAAATGCAAACTCGTCACAGTATAGTAATGAAATTGACATACCACGTCCTGTGTTGCCCGTTGTTGTTTGACTAACTATTCGACTTCCATTTTCAAACTCAATCGAACCTTTGTTGTATGAGGTAACACCTGCTCTAATATGATCAGGACAACTTTCATAAACAAATCGTATACGAGACATAATTTCTTGAGCACCTGTATACTTGTGCGCTGCAATTAGCACAGTTTGATCAGGTACAAACATAGCATACCATGCTAGATATATACTAGCACATGTAGTTTTGCCTGTTTGTCTAGGCATCATATTAATGTTAAAGCGATAGCTATGATAACTTGACATTAGTCCAAGCTGATATTCAAATGGTTTGTATAATAACTTACCTTTTACAGGATGTTGGATATAAGCAAAGTGTTCTGCAAAATACAAATAGCCCGTGTCTGGATCCATACAGGCTTGTAAATCCTGTATTTGAGCTTCAGTAAATGTTTCTTTTTTATTCGCCTTTTTAATTAAGACGCCATCTAAACTTGTTGACATAGTGTATTTACTCAAAAGAATAGCGCCCTTAGGCGCTATTGAGTACTCTGGGGGGTTTAATCACACTTGCATGAACCTGGTTCGCCACGCTTCTTACCAGCAACTTTTGTACAGCCTTTCCAACACTTGTCGTAAATCGCACTGTTACCATGTTTTTTGCCTTCTGGTAAATTTGCTAATTCTTTCTTTTCGGAAGCAGTTAACATTGCATTACCGCACTCGTTACATGTTCCTTCTTTCATTTCATTTAAAGCATCCCATAATCTTGCTTTAATTCCATCTTCAAGCGCCAGTGGATTATCTCCGTCTGCTGCTTTTTTGTAGGCTTTCTTTTCGCGGTTTAAGCCACCTGACAAATCTTTTGTCATTGTTTGTGTATCTGCATACTCTTCGTCTGGCTCGTTTGCGTAATCTTCTAATGCTTCTTCTTCTGATTCTGCTCTGTTTACAATACTGGAAAAGTTTTCCATATCTGTACGCATATCATTTGCGCCTTTTAATGGCATTGGAGGCATCTCAGGCATATCGTCTGGGCCTACACTATGTGCATGTTCTGCACCTGCTGCACCTTTGACAATATCTAATAGTCTTCCAACTTCATCTGCACTATCTGCATTCATTGAAATATTCATAGAAGCCATTTCTTTAAGTTCTTTTTTTTGTGAATCAATAGTATCAATTGATTCTAATAATTTTTTCATGTCCATAGTTAGCTCCCTACAACACTTTTAGTGTTTTCTGTTTCAGTGATATCTGCTGATTCACCTGCTGCTACGCCGTCTATTGGACTATGTTCGTTGTCTTTGCGAGCAGTTTCTAATTCTTTTAATAGATCCATTACACGATTGCCGCCAACTGATTCTTGTGCGCTTTCTCCGCCCATGTCATCCTTGCCTAGCATTGCTTCGTATGGTGTATCTTCTTTCTTTTCTTGATATTCTTCAGCCATATCATTAGGATTACGTACAATAATATGCGTTTGAGGACAACCACAACACTTGCCGATATATTCCTGCATAACTTGAGATGTAGTTGGATAGTTTACTTCCACTTCAAAATATGTAACTTCCATATTTTCTAGTTGTGGAAAATCTAACGGGCGTTCTTGTATAGGTGTCTTTTTACCTGTAGACAAGTTTGATAAATTATATTTTTCTAAACATGTTTCTAACATATCTACAAAATTTTCAGGTAAGTCACCTGCTACTCCTATCTTAAATGGATAGGTTTTTTTAGATTCTGTTAAAAATTCAGTAAACGATTTCATTGTTTAATTCCTAATGCTATATGTTATTTATCTTTATCTATGCCTTTGATACGTTCTAAGAGACTGTTTCTATCTGTAACAACATAGCCTTCTCCATTTACAATATCGCCGTCTCCGGGTCCTGTATCTCTATCAAGTTTTTCTTTTTTAAGTTGCAATTCAATCATCTTTAATTTTTTGTCTAATTTTGCAGTTTTAGCATCAAGGCTTGTTTTAAGCATTGTGCCAGCTACTTCGAATACTCTACCGCTATACCGTGATTCTACATTCATACCAAGATCCATTAAATCGTCGTATGCTTGCATTGCTTTATCAGCAACTTCATTTAGCTCTTTATCAGCTGCATTTCCTAAACCTTTAACACTAGGTAAAGCACTTGCAATTTTATCAAACTCAGAAATATCACGCAACGTGTCTTCTTGATCTACTACTGCTCTAGATGCTTTGTCTTCGTTTTTAGACTCTTCGATAATTTCTTTAGAGTCAGGTAAGTTTAAAAGTTCTTCTAATTTCTTTGTCATTGGACTTCCGTTATATGCTAGTTTATTTATTTATATTTTGGAGTAAAGTCAAAATAATTAATTTCTTCTCGATATAAAGTATTTACAGTGTCTATAAACCCATTTGTATAATAACTTTTATCTTCATAAGTGTTTACTCTACGTTCTTTTTTGATTATATTATCAATTTTAAATAATTCGTTTAACTTATTATACTTAGATAATTGATCGTTATGTAATATAAAATCTACACCTTGGCTAAACTCTAATTGATTTCTAGTAGTAACATGATTAATAGAGTGCATGTATTCTACAAAAGATATGATGCCGTTATTATACGTGTCTAATATTTTTTGATTAATTTCAATATTATTATTTTTAAATATTTTCTTTTTTACCTTTTGATAGGTAAATTCGTAAGCACTAATTAAACGTTCGTAAGTATTTCTTACTACACAAAAGCTAATATCTATATTTTGTGATGTTAAACTTTTTATTTGATTTAAGTCTTTATGTCCGTAAAATATTAATTTGTTATTTAAATTATTTCTATTAAACCATTCAATTACGCTGCCGCCACCCGTTTTAGGAATATGTATAAATGCTATGTTCATCTACGTTTACCTTGGTGGAAAATATCAGCTTCAGTTACTACCCTAAACAACATGCCTTTTTGTTTACAATATGCTCTTGCAGCTTCCCATTTAGCTTGGTTTAAAATATAACTTGCTTGATTTGCTCTGCTACGACCTGTTTTTTCTTTAATAGCCTGATTAGCAGGTTTTACTTCGATAAGTTCGACCTTTTGCCGCCCACGCTTATCTGCATATACAATAAAGAAATCAGGTACATATATTGTATGTTTTCCAGTAAGCGGATTTCTGTAAGGTATTTTTATTGCTTCGCTTGCCCATTGACTTACGCTAGGATGTTCGTCACAAAAACGCATAAACGCAAACTCCCAACTTGATCTATAAGTTGGAGTTCTACCACCTATATACTTGGCAGGGTTTTTGAGGTTAAATTTTCCTTGCGCAAAACGTCCCATTAAACTATGATATTTCTAGACTCTGTAGTGTTAATTTTTTCTGTTGTTTTAACGCCAAGTTCACTAGTGCGCTGACCGTTTGCATTTATAGTTTCTAACACTACCTTACTTAGTAGTGGCGAATCTACTGAACCTAATGTATCTAATAATTCGAATACTTTAATGTTGTCGATTTTTGCTTGTTTTAGTAGAACTGCACTAATACTTGCTGCTGATTCTTTTGAAAATCCACGCTTTTCAAAAAAAGCAATAGTAGCATCAACTTGATTACTTGGAAAAGATAATTGTTTTACAAAGTAATTGTCAAAATATTTCTTTTGATCTTCCATATTCTCTCCTATGCAGTATTTAACGCTGTACTTGCTAATTTTAAGATTTTTGGATTATCTGCACGTATTTCATTATACATTTCATTTAAGTAATACTCTTTTGCAGTTGCAGTAAGAGATCTATAGTTAGTTTTACTAGTTGTAATGCTGTAATACTTTTCTACTGTGCTATTACGTAGAGTTGTATTTTGATTTAGTTGACCTATAATGTAATTATTATCATGTGTTCTCACATCTGTTTTTGATTGTACTGCACTTGTTGTTTCTATTGTATTTTGTGGCCCTGCAAAAAATACTCCATTAATACCTATGTTATCTT